CGACTCGATCGACGACGTCGTCGAGGAGGCCGCCGCGATCGCGGCCACCTCGGCCGACGACGCCATTTCCCGCGAGGGGAATGATGACTGAGAGAGCCGAAAGCCGAGAGCCGAAAGCGGAGGGGAGCCAAACGCTGCTGGTTCTCCAGCCACGGGGCGAAGCTGCTCTCCACGCCGGAAGCGGCCGGCGGGTAGTGCTGACCGAGCGTCAAGCCTCAGTCCTGGCAGCTATCCGCGACCTGACCGCGTCGCTGGGCTTCGCTCCCACGCTCCGCGAGCTGGCCGGCGCGCAAGGCGTCTCCCATCAGCGGATCCGGGCCGTGCTGGCCGCGCTGGAAAAGCTGGGCCTGGTCGCGATGGAGCCGGCTACCGCCCGATCGACCCGCATCAGTGGCCAGTGGCCCGTGGCCAGTGAAGCAAACGCCCGCTTGCGCGTTCTGATCACTGACCACTGACCACTCTCCAAGGGCGTTGACAAATGTCAGCGCCTCGCCTCCCGGCACGCCGCGAATTACGCGGTAGACTTCACTGACTGAACGTCTCTTCGCTGCCGCGGCAGTCCGGCTCCATTGAGCCGCCAACGCCCGCGGCGGATCAACAGCCTCCCAGCGCGCCGTTGCGAGCCGGAGCTGTTCGACGTTGTTTTTTGAGCCCCACCCCCAAGCGGGCCCCAGCAACGCCGGCAGCAGCGCTCGCAGCGGCAGTTTCGTTTCTTGCCCTCCCTGTTGCCGGCCGCCGGCGCCGGCCTCTTCACCAGGGAGTTCTTCGGATGCCTCCGACCACCGAGTACAGCGCCAAGTGCGACCGCCTCAACGCCCTGCGGGCCGACATGGGCAAGATCGTCGACGAGTGGGACGCCGCCCACAAGGAGGGCAAGCTCAGCCCCGAGAAGGCCAAGGAACTGAAGGCCCGCTTCGACAAGCTGGCCGACGAGTTCCGGCCGCTCAAGGAAGAGGTCTTGTCGGCCGACACGGGGACCAAGCTCAAGCAGGTCCTCCGGGAGTTTGACGACTGCCTGGAAAACCCGCGGCCGGCCCCGGTCCGCGAGGCGCCCGAGGGGGTCGGCGGCGGCTTCGAGCAGCTGGCCAAGAACTTTTTGGCCAACCGCGGCCGCGGCCGCCAGGGCCTCCGCTACTTCCGCCCCTACGGCGACAGCCTCGCCGCGCGCCCGCACAACGAGCAGGCGGCCCTGCACGCCGGCCTGGTCTTCATGGCCCGCGCCTCCAGCGGCGCCAGCCGCGAGTGGGCCGTCGCCCGCCTGCAGGCGCACGGCATTACCGGCGAAAAGCTGGCGCAAATCAGCCCCTACATGGGCGAAGACGGGCAAGCCGCCGGCGGCTACCTGGTCTTCCCCGAGTTCGAGGCCACGCTGATCAATCTCAAGGAGCAGTACGGTGTCGTCCAACAGCTCGCCTACAAGGTGCCGATGACCTCGGACACCCTGCTCATCCCGCGTCGCGCCGGCGGCACCACGGTCTACTACCCGGGCGAAAACACGCAGATCTCCGCCAGCGCGATGAAGTTCGACCAGGTGCAGCTCATCGCCAAGAAGTACGCCCAGTTGGCCCTTTGGGCCAGCGAGCTGAACGAGGATTCGGTGATCGCTTTCACCGACCTCTTGGCCTCGGAAATGGCCTACCAGTTCGCCAAGGCCGAGGATTTCAACGCCGCCCAGGGCGACGGCACCAGCAACTACGCCGGCGTGGTGGGATTCTTGCAGGCCCTCACGCTGGGCAAGAACGGCATCGTCCCCAGCGCCTCGGTGGTCAGCGTGGCCTCGGGCAGCGGCTACACCACGCCCGCCGCCTGGCTGGCCGGCCAGACCACGGCCCAAATCCTGGCCGTCTGGAACCAGGTCGTGGGAACGCTGCCCGTCTACGCCGAGGGCCGCGCCCGCTGGCTGGCCCACAAGACCCTGTTTTGGGGCCTGATCGCCCCGGTCGTGGAGGCCGCCGGCGGCAACATCGCCATGTATCTCACCAGCGGCCTCCCCTTGCGCTTCCTGGGCTACGACTTCACGCCCATGCAGGCCATGCCCACGCTGTCGCAGATCAACGGCACGTCGGCGACCTATCCGCTGCGGATGGCGGCCGTGCTGGGCGACGTGCAGAACACCATCTTCTGCGGCCAGCGCCGCGGAGTGACCACCAAGACCTCGGACCAGCGGTTCATCGAGTTCGATCAGTTGGCCATCCAGACCACCCAGCGCGTGGCGATCAACAACGTCGTCGGCGACAGCGTCGAGCCGACCGTGCAAGCCGGCCCGATGGTCGGCCTGCAGTTCCCCGCGACCTGAGAAACAGGGGATGGGGATTAGGGGTCGGGGGTCGGTGACGCGCAAGCGTCCATGATCCCGGGCCCCGACCCCCAGTCCCCGACCCGCGACCTCCATCCCCCGACCCCCATCCCCCATCCCCTGAGTTCGCCATGAATCCCGCCAACGCCACCTATTTCCAGGCCCTGCCGCCGGCCAGCAACGCCTCGGCCACCAGCCCGGCCTGCAACGTGATCGACTGCGCCGGCTACGACTTCCTGGAGCTGATCGTCAACCTGGGGGCCGTCTACGCCGCGGCCACCGTGCTGAAGCTGCAGGAGTCGGACGCCAAGAGCAGCGGCACCGCCTTGACCAGCGGCACCGACGTGCCGGGCACGATCTTCGGCACCAGCTACACGCTGGGCGCCCCGAGCAACACGCCCTGCGCCCCGGGCGGCACGGCCAGCGCGTCCACCGGCGTCTACCCCGAGACGGACCAGTATCCGCTCTCGGCCCTGCCGGCCAACGCCAACACGATCTACATCGTCAACGTGGACCTCAAGGCCCGCAAGCGCTACCTGCTCCCCGTGATGACCGTCGGCGCCGGCGGCGCCACGATCGTGGGAATGGTGGCCCGGCTGAGCCGCGCCGAGGTGGCCCCGCACCTGCCCAGCCAGGTCGTGCCCACCAACGGCGGTCTGCTGCAAAGCCCGCCCTTCTATCCCAACGCCAGCGGCACCTGAGAAACAGGGGATGGGGATCAGGGGCCGGGAGTCGGCCGACGCGCCGGGGTCGATGATTTCGGGCCCCGATCCCCCGATCCCCGATCTCTGCGTCCCGTCCCCCATCCCCCGGTCCCCGTCCCCCAACCCCGGTTTCCCTCCATGAGCGATCTGTCTGAAGTCCAGCTCAACGGCGACGGCAGCCTCACCATCCCGGGGCTCTACGTCACCGGCAGCATGCGGATCAACGGCGCGATCTCCCAGGGCAAGGTCTATTTCGTGGACAACGTGGCCGGCAGCGACAGCACCGGCAGCGGCACTCAGGCCTCGCCCTACGCCTCGATCACCAAGGCCGCCGCCGTGGGCACCGCCTGGCAGGCCCTGCAGGCCAATCCCGAGGCCCGCTACACGGTCTTCGTCAACGGCACCTCGGCGCCCTACCTGGCCGAAGTGCCCGTGGCGATGAACTTCGCCGACGTGATCGGCGTCGGTTCCAACCCGCGGGGCAGCGGCACCAGCATCGTCCGCATCTGCGGGGCGACGGCGGCGGTCACCGACGCCACCGTGGTCTCCACGACCCACGCCTTTACCGCCCCGGCGGGCGGCATGCGCGGCGTCAACTTCGCCAACATCCAGTTCGAGGCCGACACCGGCTTCGATTGCTTCCACGCCGCCGGCTCCTTGCTGCGTTGCAACTTCCGCAACTGTGCCTTCATGGGCAGCACGGGCAGCAACGCCCAGAACGGCGCGGTCAATGCGGGCATCCTCACCGTGGGCAGTTTCGCCGGCTCGACCGTCAAGGACTGCCACTTCGGCACCAACGGCGGATCGGTCCCGGTCTACGGCATCTACGTCACGACCGGGGCTTCGGCCAACAACCTGCTGATCGAGGACAACACGGTCACCGCCTCGGCCGGCGGCATCTATTTCGCCGGCACGGGCGACGACAGCAACTCCACCGTCCGCCGCAACTCGGTCCACTCCGGCAGCGCCGGCGCCCTGGCGGTCGGCATCCGCACCTACGCCTATGCGATGGTCACCGAGAACATGATCGTGGCCACCGACTGCATCGACACCAGCGGCACCACGGCCCTGAAGTGCGTCAACAACCACGAGATCCAGAACGGCACCGCGGCCATCGAGTACGCCGCCACCTGAGCAGTGATGAGTGACGGGTGGCGAGAGACGCGCAAGCGATCGCCTGACTACTGACCACTGACCACTCACCACTCGCCACTATGACCAGAGTCAAGCTGCTGAAGTCCGGCATCCTCGTCGAAGCGGGGACGATCCTCGATCTGCCCCGCGGCGCCGCGGACAAGCTGGTCCAGGACAAGCGGGCCGAATACCTCACTCCCCAGCCGTCGGGCGCCAAGGCTCCCGAGCGGATGATCCCCGTTCGCAGCCCCGAGCGGATGAAGCCGCCCAAAAGCGGAAAGCTGAGAGCCGAAAGCGGAGGCGCTTGACGCTTGGCTTGTTGTTGTCGGCTTTGCGTCTTCCGCTTTCGGCCTTCCGCCCTCCGCTTTCCCCATGTACCATCGTACCAACGAGCTGCTGATCAGTCCGCCGGGCTGCGAGCCGATCAGCCTCCGCGAGGCCCAGGTGCAGCTCCGGCAGGACGATCAGAGCGACGCCGACTACGTGCAGTCGCTGATCACCGTGGCCCGCAAGACGCTGGAGCAGTGGTGCTGGAGCGCCTTCATCCAGCAAACGTGGCAGTATTGGTGGGACAGGTTCTGGTGGAAGATGTTCGTCCCCCGCGGCCCGATGCGCGTGGGATGGAACCCCGCGGTCAGTCCCGCCGACCCCATGCGGCCCCAGCAAGGCACCAACTGCGGCGGCGTGGTCTGGATGGGCTACCTGCAGCCGCAGGCCCTCTCCGCCGGCCCCGGCTCCTACGCCACTTTGCCCACGTCGATCTACGAGACCAGCATGGAGAACGAGCTGCCCTTTATCCGGGCCGCCTATCTCCAGACTTATCCGGTCACGCGCGGCTACCGGGACGACGTGACGGCGAAAGTCGTAGTGGGCTACGGCCCCAAGCCGCAGGACGTGCCGCAGCCGATCCGCCAGGCGATCAAGCTGCTCGTCTCGCACCTCTACGCCAACCGCGGCGAAGTCCCGGCCGAGCTGCCCCAGGCCATCGGCCACCTGATCGAGCCCTACCGGCTGAGGGAATTTTAGATTTTGGATTTTGGATTTTGGATTGATGCGCGTCCCTCCCTCTGAATCCAAAATCTAAAATCCAAAATCGCCCGCCTGCCACCGACCATTGAGCACCGACACGCCATGCTGAACTATAGCGCTTCGGGCGGCGTGCTGGCCGGCGATCTGCGGATGCGGATCGGCTACGACGTGCTGACCGAGGGCACGCCCACCGAGTACGGCGACGCGCCGAACGTCTGGAGCCGGGCGCTCAATGTCTGGGGCAAGGTGGAAGAGCTGGAAGGCGAGGAGCTTTTCCGGGCCAAGCAGATCCACGCCGAGGTGAAGGCCAAAGTCACCGTCCGCTACAACGCGTCGATCACCTCCGCCGGCCGTTTTGTCTGGCAGAACCAATACTACTACCCGATCGACGTGATCCCCGACCCGCTCAAGCGCCGCATGGCCTGCCGCTGCTACATCCGGCCGCAGGAGAGCGTGACCTGACGCGGGGGATGGGGGCTGGGGGTCGGGGGTCGGAAGCTCGAGTCAGCCACTTCGAGAAGTGCGACCGCTTCCTCTCCCGACCCCCGCCCCCCAGGCCCCATCCCCATGCTTGCTTCGACGTGGCAACGAAAGCGTGACCAGGCGTCCGAGCGGATCGGCGGCTACCAGGGCGCGCTGGACTTTCTGGACCAGTTGCCCGACGCGGTGGCCCGCCGCGTGCTGAAGCCGGCCATGCAGGCCGCGGACCTGGTGGGCCAGCGGGCCGCCCAGGCCGAGGCCCAACGGCACCGCAGCAAGCGAAACCGGCCGCACCTGGACACGACGGCCGGCGCCGCCGAGGCGGTCCGCGGGCAGACGGTGGTAGGCAAGGTCGGCTATTTCGGCGACGCCGGGTCCCACGGCTGGCTCGCCGAGCACGGCCACCGGATCGTCCTGGGCGGCAGCGTGGCGCGGATCAACCCCAACCGCCGCGATTACGGCCAGGCCGGCCGCGAGCTGGCGCCCGGATCCAGCTTCAAGGTCTACCACGCCAATCAGAGCCGTTACCGCGGCCGCGAACGGGCGCTGGAAACGTACCTCGAAGCGGCCACGGGCATGGGCCATTTCCGGGCCACCAGCCGGCTGTTGTCCGACATCGACGCGGCCAACCGCGGCGGCCAAGAAAGCGAGCTATTGCGCGGCGCGCTGGAGACCGGCGGCGTCTACCAGACGCGGAATCGCCGCACCGGCGGCCACGGCCATGTCGCGGGCCAGGTCCCGCCGCACCCGATCCTGGCCCCGGCCTACGAGAAGTCGAAGGGGGCCATGGAGCAGGTCTTCGCCTCCGAGGTGATCTACCGCGCCGAGCAGACCGCCCAGCGGCTCGCCAAGCAGACCGGCTCGATCCAGCAAAGCTGAAGGCGGAAAGCCGAAAGCGGAAGTTTTCGACGCCGACCGTGTAGTTCCGTTTTCCGTTTTCCGCTTTCCGCCTTCAGGTTTCTGCCATGTCCCGTCCCGAGCCCCGCCTGGTGACCAAGATCCTCAGCCTGGAGGCCGTAAAAGCGGCGGGGATCAGCGAGGTCTTTCCCCTCAAGATCCCGCAGAACAAGAGCTACCCGGGCGTGGTCTACCAGCTCTTGTCCGACACGCCGATCGACGACTCGATGGGCCGCGCCGCGGGTCACCAGGCGCGGATCCGCATCGCCTGCCTGGCCCGCCAATCGTCCGGCGTGGCCGGCTACGCGGCGGCCAAGAACCTGGCCGCGGCGATCGAGGGCGATTCCAACCCCGACATGAGCAAAACGCCCAGCGGCATCGCCGGCTGGCGGGACACGGAGGGCAACGTCTGGGTCAAGGAGCGCAGCTTCGACGAGCTGGGGACGATCATCAGCGGCACGGATGAGTTCGAGGCCTATGCCATCAACCTGATCGTTTTGACCGCCTATTCCAACCTCCTCGAAAGCTGAAAGCGAAAAGCCGAAAGCGGGGACTTCGACCCTCGGCTTCCAGCTTCTCCTTCCCGGCTTTCCGCTTTCCGCTTTTCAGAGAGGCCTTCCATGTCCGAGACTTACGCTCCCGCTTACAACGTCTTCAACGGTTCCACGCTGAGCTTCGACGGCAGCGACATCGGCGCGCTGGTGGACATGGAGTTTAGCGTCGGCGGCCAGAAGGTCGACGTGGGCAGCGCCTCCGACGAGGCCATGCTCTGGGGCCAGGGCCTGGACGACGTTGAAGTGACCTGCACCGTCAAGGGCACGGCCTCTCTGACCCGCGGCGACACGGGCGCCTTGAGCGCCTCGTGGAACACGGAGGACGGCGGCGAGGATCTGCCGGACCTCGACAACGCGATGCTCAACGCCGTCTCCACCAGCGGCTCCAAGGACACGCCGATCACGACCAAGATCACCTTCGTCCAAGCGCCCGAATCCAGCAGCTAACCAAGAAAAAAGTGGAAAGCGAGGATTCCCTCCGTCGGCTTTCGGCTTTCCGCTTTGCTCCAGCAGGCCCTTCCCAACCCCGTCCCCGATCCTCCGTCCCCCGACCCCCGAGTCTCCCATGCAAGGCGTACTGAAGCGGACCCTCACGCTCTCCGCCCCCGCTCCCACGGTGAGCATCACCCTTACCGGCAGCGGCATCGTCTATAAGGACGTCACGACCGCGCTGGCCTTCGCCGGCACGATCGCCAGCGGCACGGTCACCGCGGCCGGCCACGACATCACCACCGGCAAGCTGGTGGCCGTCTTCTGGACTGACGCCAACGGCGTCAGCCGTCGCCGTTACGGCATCACCGCCGGCACGGTCAGCGGCAATGCGATCCCGGTGGGATCCGGCGGCGGCTCCGGCGACGCCCTGCCCAGCACGGGCGCCGTCACGATCTGCGCGGCCACCATCTTGACCGGCTCCACGACCCCGGCCATTCCGGCCCTGACCGGATCCCAGATGCTGCAGTTCCTCGTGCAGTGCAGCCAATGGGGAGCGCTGGACTTCTTCTCCGACGCCGGCACGACCAACATCCTGCACGTTGACGCCACGGCCGCCGGCGAAGGGACCGACTGGTCCCAAAACGATCCGGCCGCGCGGCCCTTCAGTGCGGCCCTGGCCCAGATCAACGCCTACAACGCCAGCGCCAAGACGGCCGCCACCTGGTCCATCCGGGCGCTGTTGGTCTGAAAAACAGGGGAGGGGGACCGGGGAATAGGGGCCGGGGCCGCGCAAGCGGACTTCTTGCCACTCACCAACCCTGGCCCCCAACCCCCAACCCCCATCCCCTGACCCCCGACCCCCATCCCCTGACCCCCAACCACCAGCCCCCGCCATGTCCGTCGCTAACGACATCCTCAACTGGTCCGGTCCCGAGGGCTCGTTCACCCGGGCCGTTCCCTGCCCCGAGATCCCGGCGATCGACGGCCTGCTCTACGTCCGCAAGGTCTCGGCCAAAGAGGTCGACGCCGTGGTGGCCAAGGACGACGAGACCAACAGCCGCGCCGCCTACGCGGCGATGTTCGCCTCCGACGCCGCCGGTCACCGCATCTGGCGCGAAGACCAGGTGGAGAAGCTGGCCCAAAAGCCGGAATTGCTCTTCCTCATCGAGCGGATCAACTACGCCGGCCGCGAGCACAACGGCCTGACGGACGCCAGCCGGAAGCTTGTCTCAAAAAACTTGCCCGCCGGGGCGGCGAGTGGTTCGCCCGCTTCTTGTGCCGCACCTGCCACACCGGCTACGGACTCGACTGGCGACGGCTGATGGCCGAGACGCCCGCCGGCGATTTTTGCGGCTGGCGGGCGGCCTACGACTTTGAGCCCTGGGGCGAAGAGCGGGCCGACGTCCGCGCCGCGGTGGGCCACCAGATCGCCGACGCGGCCGCGCGAAAGGGCAAGAGCCGGCCGCTGAAAGACTACATGCCCTTCTACCGCGCCGCCAAGCCCAAGCGGCAGCCGCCCGCCGATCCGGCCGCCGGCCGCAAGATCTGGGCCTCCCTGGCCAATATCTGGAAGCGTGCCCGGGAGCGCAACAAAGCCGCCACCAAAGGAAGAAAGCGGAAAGCGGAAGGCGGAAAGCCGAAAGGCGCTTCGCACCGCTGATCCTGCTCCTTCCGCTTTCCGCTTTGAGCCTCCGCCATGCCCGCCGACGTCGCCCGCCTGCGATTCATCATGTCCGCCGACGCGGGCGGCATCCGCTCCGGCTGCAAGGAGGCCGCCGGCTCGCTCAAGGAGATGGCCGGTGAGACGGGCCGCACGATGCGCGAGGGCAACGTCTTCGAGAGCCTGGAGCGGGGCCTGCACAGCCAGAAAAAGACCCTCCGCTTTGCCGGCCACGAGCTGGGCAGGGAGATCGGCGGCGGCCTCCACAAGGGCATCGAGGTCGCCGAGATGGGCTTGGCCATGGGGCCGGCCGGTTTGGCCTTAGGCGCGGGAATGCTGGCCGTCGGCTCGCTTCGCGAGCGTGAAGAGGAGATGGCCAAACAGCGGACCGAATCGCTCCGCCAGGTCCGCGAGGCGCAGGGCCACGGGATCTCCGTGGAAAGCTACCGCAACATCGCCGAGCTGGCCGGCCAGGACACGAAGTACCTGGACGACATGGCCGACGCGATGAAGCGGCTGGGCGACGCCGGGCCCGGCGGCGCCAAGGCCCTGGAGGCGATGAACGAGCAGATCGCCAAGGAACGGACCTACGCCGGCATCCCCGCCGAAACGAGCGAGGCGGGCCGGAGTTTCTTGGCCAGGGCGGGCGAGGAAAAGATGAAGGAGGCCGGGATCACCCACGGCTACTCCTACTCCGGCCATGACCAGATTCTGGCCATGCAACAGCACTTCACGGAGAAGTACAAAGAACAGGGCATGAGCCAAGAGCAGGCCGAGGCCAAAGCCAACCAGCGGATTTCCGCCTACGCTGAGCGCAACATGTTCGGGGGCGGCATGACTTGGAAGGGTTGGCGAGCCGACGACGCGGCCTATGAGCGCGACATGGCCGAGTACATGAAGAACGTCGGCGAGCACGAGAAAAAGGCCCGCGAAGACGCCGCCTTGAAACGCCAGGGGGGCGAAGAGGCCAAGGGCCTGAGGACCAACCGCGAGAAGCTCGACGATCGCCTGAAGGAGATCGAGAAGATCCGCGGCGCGGGGGGCTACGATCTTTCGGACGCGGCCCACAACGAGCAGATCGCCGGCCGCGCCACGCAAGAGGCCCTGGAAGCCTACCGCAAGGCCCAGGGCGGGGCCGTCGGCATGGCCGCGGCGATGACCGCCGGCAGCGTGGGCGCCTACGGCGTGGTGGCGCAGGCCCAGATGGGCGCGGCGGCCGAGGATTCCACCGCCCAGACCAACGCGCTTTTGGAGCAGCACTTCCCCGAGCTGATCGCCGCCGTCAAGGCCCTCCAGCCCCATTGGCGCGAAGCCGACGGGCCCACCTGAGAAAAGCGGAAAGCGGAGAGCCGAAATCCGAAGCCCGGCCTCCGTTTTCTTCTTCCGCTTTCCCCTTTCAGCTTTCCCCTTTGCTTCGCCATGCAAGCCTCCCTCTCCCACCGCCCCAGCCGGCACGCCACGTTCAGCTACTCGCCGGCCGGCGATTCTTTGGGTAACACGTTCAACCTGGAATTCGTCGGCGAGGTCACCGAGGACTGGGTGATCACCGGCGTGCCTAGCGGCTCCAGCCCGGTCTACGTCGCCAAGAACGCCAGCGACTTGCCGCAGCCCGGCGCCGCGGCCACCTGGTCCGACGTCACGCCGATCTGCTGGATGGCCAGCGAGATCCGCGATCTCCACGACACGGGCGCGGCGGACAAGCAGCACGACGACGACGAGACGTGGCGCTGCGTGATCTCCTACCTGCCCGACCCCTCGAAGATGCCCACCGAGGTGCACATCGGGGCCAACCGGGTAATGCAGGTCGTCACGAACGACGTGAACAGCGGCGACGCGATCGTCAACGGCGCCGGCGATCCCTATAACCCGCCGGTCCAGGAAGCCCGCGCCGTGCTGCGGGTGAAGATCGTCAAGCGATTTTTGGACGACGGCAGTTTCGGCAGCGACACCATCCAGAACTTCGCCGACCATCAGTCCAGCGGGGACTGGGCGATTCCGGGCCTGGGCACCGTCCCGGCCGGCGACGTCTTTTGTATCGGCATCGAAGCGCCGCTGCTCACCAAGCCCATCTGGCACCGCCAGGCGGAGTTCCATTTCGAGGTCGACACCACCAACATCGTCAACGACGAGGACGTGGGCTTCAACCAGTCGCTGTTGAACTGCGGCTACCAGTACATCGACTCCAACGGCAACAAGGTCATCTTTGCCGACGATCACGGCGTCTCGCACGGCGGCATCGGCCTGCTGAACGAAGACGGCACCAAGGCCGATCCTGGCAGCCCCAACTACAAAACCTGGCAGACGAAGCCCACCGCCGACTTCAGGGACCTGGACCTCTTCGCCTCTTCCTAAAAGCGGAAAGCGGAGAGCCGAAAGCGGATGTTGATCGCCGGCCTTCCGCTTTCCCCTTTCCGTTTTCGGCTTTCCCGCCATGCCCACCACGATCAGCAAACGTTTCCTCGGCGATCTGGGCCGCTGCGTGCAGCAGCTTCGGCAGCAGACCGAGGAGCAGCGTGCGCAGGCGGGTTGGCCCGGCCCCGATCCGGTGCGGCCGATCGCCCAGACGCTGCAGCTTTACCAGATCGTGCCCGCCGGCAGCACGCCGGCCACGACGGACAATCTCAATCCGGGCGGCTCGGCGCAGGCCCAGCGTGTCACGTTCAACGCCACGAGCAAGACCTACACGCTGGATAGCAGCAAGACCTATACCATCCACGATTGGAGCGGCACCCACTTCGCCCTTTGCGGCGAGAAGATCCCCTGCCGCGGCACCAGCGCCGGCGTCGAGGTCTGCGGGGACGGCGGGCCTTACCACCTGGTCACTCTCGGAAGCGGTGGCTTGAGCCAGGGCGGTTCCTGCACGGCAACCCTGACGCTCGCCGGTGCGACCACGCAGGTGACGGTGTACGGCACTCTCTTGGCATCAGGCCAAACGCTCGCGGCCGATACGGTTGTGGGAACCCTGCCCGTTGTCGAGTTGGGCGAATGGATTGTGCAGCCTTTTGTGCCGCCTCCAAGCTGCCCGCCTGAGCCCTCGAATACGCTTAGCAATCCGGTTTACGCTTTAGGCTGGGATAGTTCAGGAACGTGCGGAAAGGTGCCTGTATGCCCGGCAAGCTGAATCATGCAGTGTTTTTGCGTTAACTCCGATGGATGCCTGCTTGTCGATGAATCCGGCTGTCTGCAACTATGTGAGATAGAAACCGGATGCTCTGCGTGCCTGGATGGATTGGCGCCAGAAAAGCTCCAACTCGTTGTCACCGGAATGACAGACGGTACACTCTGCCAATGCGGCGCGGCGAACGGCACATGGATCTGCGAGTACGCCTACAATTGTGTCTTCATCAGTCCATCTTTCGCCTTGGACTGTGGAGATTGCACGTGGCAGGTATCCATTATTTGGACCGGTGGAACGACAGTGAAAATTGAAGTGTCTCTGGTCGGTTCAGGTTTCTCTATCTCAGACTGTTTTGAGTACGACGGTGCATCCTTGTTGGATTGCTTTGACCTGGGAAGCGTGTCAATCCCCCAGATCAACATGAATTTTGTTGTTTGCAACACTGCCAATGCGACGGCAACGGTGTCGAATCTATGAAGGCGTTGGGCGGCGACCGATACTCTTGCGAAGCCTGCGGCCTCGTCGTAACAACGACGGTGCTGCCAATCTACCACAACTGCCCGGCCGTCCAGCAGGAAAAGCCGCCCGGGATCGTCAGCAAGGCGGTTCACTACGCCGCCGCCGTGGCCCGTTGGATTGCCGCCGGCCGACCGGAACGAACGGACCAAGAGGTGGAGACCATCTACGAGACGATCTGCCGACCCTGTCCCAAGTTCAGCGCGGTCGCCCAGGCGTGCAATATCTGCGGCTGCGGCATCAGTGCGTCGAAGTCCGCCTGGCTGAACAAGGCCCGCATGGCCACCGAGAGCTGCCCGTTGGATCCGCCGCGATGGACGGCCGCCGCCGGCACGGTGGTACACTAAGCAGCCATCCGGCCAAAAGTGTACCGGCGCCGATCGTCGCGGAGAAAAGGAGAAGGCAGATGAGGAGACGAGGAATCGAGTGGCTGCTGCTGGCGGTTCTGGCGCTGGGCGGCTGCCATAGATTGGCGGAGGTGGCGTGCACGGGAACTGAGAATGCCGGCGTCTTCCTCGGCTGCAACCGGGAACCGAGCGCCTGGAACGAGCCGATCACCTTCCACGTGGAGACCTCCGACGGGGCCTTCACAGTCTTCCAGTCGCCCTCCGGCATCAAGGGCGCGCCCTGCCTGGTCCGCTCCTACTCGGACGGCAGCAAGTACCTCTTTATCGGCGACAGCCGCGGTTTCAGGATTCAATAGCCGGTCGTCGCCGCCTGGCCTATAATGCGGCCGTTCATCTTCCCGTCTTCCCTCGCCGGCCGCCGTTCTGATCCGCCGCTTTCTTTTTCTTGGCGTACTTCTTTTCCTCCGCGGCCCGCTGCTGAGCGTAACGATCTTCGCGGAGCGCGGCCTCGATCTGCTGCTTCAATCTCGCGTCGTGCTCTGCCTCGTGGCCTGCGTAGAGGGACCAGCCGACGGCGAGGCAAAGCGCGTCGGCCAGCAACACGGCGAAAAAGGCGACGGCGAAGTTGCGCAGCGCGGCCAGCATGACTCACCTCCTGTCGCCGTTTGGCGACAATCTCATCGGCCACGCTCGAACAGCACCGCGAAGGCGATCATCGCCGGCCCGCTGACGAGGCCCAGGCCGATCAGCAGACCTCCCACGCTGTGCATCATGCCCGTGCAGAAGTCGGCGTTGTAGCTGCTGCCCACCGCCGAGAAACCGCTGCCCAGCAGCACCAGGCTGGAGAGCACGCCGCCGCCGACCATCAGCACCTCGATCGCCGTCACCGCGAACCGCTCTGCCCTTGACGACTGGGGCCTCAAGGGCGGCGGAAACTCTTGCTGGGACATGCTCTATCCTCCGCTCACTGTTTAGCGAGACTCTTATCGGCGGCAGCCTACCGCAGGCCGCCATTCTGATCCGTCGGTCCCTTGGCCGGATTCTGCTGCTGCGCCGCCTGGACGGCCGCACGCAGGACGCGGCCGGCCGTACCCATGCCTTGGCGAAGCACCTTGCCGACGGCGATTTCCTGCACGTCGGCCGGCTGTGGCGCCGCCGGCGGCGGATTGGTCATCGACACCACGAGCGATCCCCGCCAAGGCTCCGCCGCATGGCAGCACGGGCAGACGCTGGGCCGGCCGTTGATCCGCCCGTGGCATTCCCGGCACATGGCGCGGTAGTCCAGCAATCCGGCGACGATCGCGCCCACCGGACCCAAAAAGATCCCCAGAATGAAGCCCTGCAGCGTGCCCTCATTCTTGGAGCCCGCCCAGCCGGCGGCGACGATGCTCACGACCCAGCCAATCAGAAGGAAGGGGATTAACTCCGCCATGCTTGCTTCTCCCAAAAGACAGCGATTGACGGGAAACAGGCTGGCCGTGGCCGGAGGAGTGGTGAGACGATTCCCCTGCCGCGCAGGCCGCCTACGGCCGTCCAGCCTAGCGCGCCGGCGGCCGGCGTGCAAGGGCGAGGGAATTTTCGATTTCAGATTTTGGATTTTGGATTCAGACTGGGCGGCGGGCGTCAATCCAAAATCCGAAATCCAAAATGCAAAGAGGCCCCCGGGGCGGCACGCGATCGGAAGAAGTGCCCCGGGGGCGCGGTTCAGGAAGATCGTCTCACGCGGCCGATTATAGCAGCTCCTCAGCCCGGCACCAGAGCGCGCGGCGAACAGTCCAGGGCCGCGGCGATCGCCGGCAGCCGGTCCAGCGGCAAATGGCGGCCGGTCTCCCAGTGGTACCAGGTGGGCGCCGGCACGCCGGCCCGCGCGGCCGCTTCCTTGACGGAGAGCCTTTTCTTGAGCCGCTGCCGCTGAATGATCGCCCCCACCTGGCCGGCGAAGCGGATGGGCTCTGAAGATTTGCTGGGGCGGCCCATGGTCAATCCTCGATGATGCTCGAATTTAGCGCGTCCGCTGGAATTCGGGTCAAGGGCTGTCGTACGGGTGCTGGGTTTCTCGCCGCGCGGAGTTTCTCGACGAGGTGCCAATGCCGTTTGATCCGGCGGTACAACTTGCCGGTCAGGCTCCACATGTCGGCGAAGTAGCGGACCGGACATAACTCTTGAGAGGCTTCCTCTACCAAGTTTTGCGCCTCTTCAATCAGCGCCAGCGCCCTGCGCACTCTGGCATCGTCCTCGGCTGTGAGCATCGCTGCGGTTGCCATGTTTCAGTTCCTTTCTTGGGGTTGGACTTCGGTTCTGGCCGTCATCGTTCCTCTTCTCCGCGTCTCCTTTTCTCCGCGTGCCGGCGTAGCTGGCCCAACCACTCACGTACGGCGCGCTGCATGGCCGGGTCGGGCCGGTCGATCTCGGCCAGCCATCGCCAGATGGTTTTGCGCGCGACGCCCAGGTCGCGGGCCAGGGCCGCTTGGCTGGCGCCATGCCGGCGGCGGCCGGGAAACAGCTCGGCCAGCCGGCCGATCTGCTCCAGCACCTCGGCCCAGCCGCCGGCATCCTCGTGGCGCCGTTTGCCGGCCGTCCAATGCCCGCGCCCGTCGGCCCGAGAAGATTTTCTTGCCGTGGATCTCATCAGCGTACTCCGCAGTGAAAAGTCGCCTTGGCGATGGCCGCGTGGATCTGTTCGGGCCGTTGTCCCCAGCCGCGTTTCGCACCCTAAGTTGTCAAAGATCCCTCGTCTGCCCGCCCGTCCGCGTTATCGGATTCCGATAAAGACATAGTGCATTTGGCGCGCCGAAGGGGGCGAATTCCGGCTTGCCGCAACTCCAAGAACGCCGGCGGTTTGGGGCGACCCCCTGGACCGTCCGGTTACTGCCGGTCTGGCAGGTGCCGCCATCCTGGCAGCCGGAAATGGCAGGCGGTTGTTGCGGGGCCGGCGGGCCAGTGCGTTAGGCCAAGAATGGCAGGCTCAGCAGGGCCGCCGGCCGACGATCCGGCGCAACGCCTAGCACCATGCCTTTTCCGCCCCTGCTCAATAGCGGCCGTTTTAGGCGATTTGGCGCGTTGCCCAGCTTACCAGAATGGAGCCCTGTCGATCCGGTGGTTGCGGGTTCGATTCCCGTCGCCCTCGCTTATCCGGCTCTTTTGCACTCTAAGGAGGGGTGCCAAAGGCCAAGCGCAAAAAAGGAGCGATCTCCCAGAGCGGGGTGGCCCAACAGGAGGTCGCTCGGCATGACCCAGCATGCTGGCCGCCATCCTACCGCGAGGACCGCGGCGCGCCAAGAGCAGTTTACCGAGCGGTAAGGCGGTGGCCAATGGTCGGTGGCCAGTGGTCAGTGGCGAGTGAGCAGACCGGCCAACCAAGCCAGGAGCGGCTTGAGGCTGAAATCGTAGACGGCGTAGGTGAAGAGCGAGACGCCAAAGAACCAACGGACATCGGCCCGCGGCAGACGCCGGCTGATGCGATGGGCCAGGCCGCGGCGGCGACGGTGAAGCTTGTGCCGCCGGCCGGCCCCGGCGTCGGGCAGGGAGGATGGCGGGCGGACTTTCACGGCGGCGGCATCTCCGCGGTGTAGGGAGTCGGAGCCGGCGGATCGACCGGCCGCGCGTGGTGCCGGCAGCCGGCGAAGATCAACAGGAAACCCAGACCGAGCACGACGCAGCCTAAGAAACGGAACATCGGAGACCTCGACATAAGAGCCGAACCACGAAGAGCACCGAGGGAAGAAGGACCAAGGGCCGAGGGACAAGGGCCATGACCCAACGCCCTCCGCACGTCGCCCTCAGCTCTTGGCCCCCTCGGTGCCCTCCCGGGGCCCTGGGGTTTTCATCGGCTGCGGACGCGGCCGGAGAAGAGGAGAAGAGCAGCCTGGGAGAGGAGAGGCCAGCGGCGAGCGGCGAGGATGCAGGTCGGTTCAGTCGGGGTATCCCAGGTGAAGCAGGCTGCACATGATGTACGTGCTGGCAATTATCCAAACCGTCTGCAACGTCATCAGCGTGCTCTGCAACGTTAGGCAATCGAGCCATGCGGGGAGCAGGCCGCAAAAATGCGCTAGCCCGACCAGCAGCCAAAGCGTGCTCAGCACGCCGGCAACCGCGCACACCCAGAGCCACGTCCTCTCCAGCAACCGTCGGCGGCCTTCGATCTGGTTTTGGTTCACGGTGGCAATCCTCCTCGGCGATCTGGTGGGCGTCGTCTGGGAGTGGCGGTCGGGAGGCCCAGTCAGCCGCTGGTCCATCCTGCAGATCAACCTCGCCTTCGCCCAAGGCGGCCTGGTGCTGCTGATGTACCTTATCGACCGGTTCGGGGGAATTTTTCAAGGGCCGGTGGATTTGCCGCCAGACAGAGCGGCAGAAGACAGCCCCGGAAAACACTAGGCGTGAAGGCCAGAGCGCAAATGGCGACCGGCGGTCGGATTACCCAGTTTGACAGCACCGGACAAGCAGTCCGGTGCTTTCCGCGAAAACGGCAGGCGTGGAGAAGAGTGGTCAGTGGTCAGTGGTCAGCGGCGAGAGGAGCACGGGAAAAGCGGCAAAGTCCCTCAAAATGATGATTGACGAGGCGTAAAAGTGCGGCTAGAAATGGAGGATGGAGGTATGAGCACAGTGATCTCGGAAAGCGAAGTCGTCACGAACATCGCGTACAACGTGCGCGAACTGATGGCCGATCGCGGCTGGTCCCAAGCAGAGCTGGCTCGCCGTTCTCAGCTCAGCCCGATGCAAATCAACCATATTGTCCACGGCCGGCAGCAAATTGGGGCCTTTTTCGTTGCCAGGTTGATCGAGGCTTTCAAGTGTTCGTTTGACCAGCTCATCAAAGAGCCCCCGCCATCGGCATCGCGTCGGGCGGGATAACCCGAAAAAATCTTCTCTTTTGGGCTTGACCGGCTCAAAAACGCACCTTTACAATGCTCGTTATCGCGTGGATTGCCACGCGGTGGCGGGCTTCTGCAAGGCTCTGCCGGACGCTCCGGCGGAGAGACGCCCGCAAGTCGGGTCCCGGAATCGCTAAGCGGGACTCGGCGACGGCGTTCTAGTTCGGGCCGCGCGGCCTGGGGACGCCACGACGGAGCGGGGTGTCTTTGGGACGTTTGCCGGCTGCCGGCCGTCCCGCCAAGAAAAGGCCCCCCGCTGTGCTTCGAGCGCCCGGGCGGCGGATGCCCTACCGCCGCCCGGGTTTGGAGGCCGTGCAAGGTGGAACGCCGCGATCCAACGTCCTCCGCTTTCGGCTTTCCGCTTTCCGCTTTTCCGATGACCCAGAAGCGTAAGGAGACCCGGCATGTTGGTGTTGACCAGGAAGCGTAACCAGCAGATCCGCATCGGCCAGGACATCGTCGTCCGCGTGGTGAGCGTTCGCGGCGCCGCCGTGCAGTTGGGCATCCAGGCGCCCCGCGAGGTGAACATCGCCCGCGAGGAGATCCGCGACCGCCGGCCGGCCGAGGCCGCGTAGGCATTTTGGATTTTGGATTTCGGATTTCGGATTATTGCTCGAGGAAGCGATGAGCGAAGCCAGGAAGAGCACGGACGGCGAGCGGCTGGAGGGGGCGATGGCCCTCGCCGGGCTTAACAGCGAGCAGTTGACCCGGCTGTACGTGGAGCGGGGCGACGCGGCGCAGCGGGCGCTGCCCGTTCGGGCCCTCGCCGTCCGCCGGCGGATCGATCGCATCCTCTGCGGCGACGCCGGCTGGGCCGAGCCGGCGTTTGTCCTCCTGGTGGCCGAGCTGTTGGACTGTGATCCCCGCTGGCTGGCCACCGGCCAACCGAGTCAGGCGGCGGCGGCGGCGATCGCGGCGCTCAGCAGGGCGGCCACGTATAGGGCCAAACGGGCCGACATCCTGCGCCAGTGCTGCGAGGTCTTGGAGATGACGCCGCAGCCGGCCGGACCCAAGGGCATCTGCCGCTACTGCGATGCCGCCGAGCGGCACATGCGCGAAAGCGAATCGAGGCCTGGCGAGCGTTCGCCGCTCTGGGTCGACGCCCAGCACACGGTCTGCTCGGCCTGCCTGGACGCGGAGGCCGGCGGATGATCGCCTCACGAACCTTTCGAGACCGGCGGCGGGAGGCGGGTTTTCAGGCCCCATGTTTTCCCACTCCCGCGCGCCGGGCTTTTTGAGCAAGAACGGAGTTGAACATGACGCTGGGAACCAATTCGCAGCGGGAACGCCTCGAGGAGAGCATGGCGCCGCCCTGCCGGGCGGACGGCAGGCAAGAGCACCCAGGCATCTCGATCCACTTTGCCGAGGCGATCAAACGGGCCGCCTCGGCCAGCTTGGATCGGCTGCTGGATGCCATCTACGCCAAACATGTGGGACCATTGGCGCTCTTGCCGTTGACCGTTGACGAGTGCCAACTGCGGGCGCGCCTCTATGAGGTCTGGCGAAAATGCGTTTTGTGCGAGGCGCTGCGGACGGGCCACGGCGACTTCATCACCGAAAATGGGATCCAGGGCGCCTTCGTCCATTTGGGAACGCCCGACCAGAGGGTAACAAAACTCTCCGACCAGGCCGACCCGACGAAGGCCCCGGTCGAGATTCACCACAAGGTGCCCTGGTGGACCCTCAGCGGGATCGATCCGTCCGCCGGCGATTCGTTCTCGGTGGAAAGCGTTGTTCTCCCGCATCCCACCGTCGGTGCCCACGCCAAGATCGACGAGGCCGCGAGTCCCTCGGCTCTCGGCCCTCAGCCCTCATCTGCGGACGCCGTCCAGCTCAACACGGTGCGGCTGGAGCTCGAAGAGGACGCCGAGGCGGAGCATGAGCCAGATACGAACGCTGCACATGCGGGTGCCCGACCCCATGACGACCAACTTATACGACGCGGTGACCGTGATCGTGGAGGTGGACCTGGAGAAGATCGGTCGCGAGCTGGCTCGCAAGGCGGCTCACACCAAGAATGGCCAATGCCGCTATTTGAACGGCGCCGTGAAGGTCCTAC